TTGCCGGAATCTAGCCTGATTTCATCACGACTATTTGACTGCATGTATTTTCCATAATCAAAATCAGGGTCTTCCGAACGGATAAATACACTAAATAAACCACTTACCACCGCAGCCATCAACTCACCCTCGGTGTAACGGCCTAATTGCTTTAAAGCTTCGATGACAGGGGCTAAATCCGGCACTCCTCGGCTTTGCCCTGGACGTAAACGGCTATAGAGATGCAAAACATTTTTACGGCCAGAAATCCCATAAGTACTCACCTTTATATACTCACTAGATGTGCTTAAAACGCTGCCGGGATGATTTTTTAAGAAAAAATACGCTTTTGGGGCGCCATGATTATCCTTTTCAATTCCACCAGATAATGTAGCAGTATCTGAGGCGCTCCCTGGGTTGGTTACCCTGTCAGCTTCGATCACTTGTAATGCCAGGCTATACGGATTAAACGCACGAGTCAGCCTGGGCAGCAAAACAAAGCAGTCGCCAGATTCCAGAACAGAACGGTAAACCAACGATTGCAACTGTTTAAAATTATTACATCGTTCAGCGTCACAATCCTGTGATTCTGCCCAGAAATTAAATTCCTGCTCAACTTTTCGCTCCCAGACATCTGCCTTTTCAGAACTAATCCCAAGAAAATCGGCATCCAGAACCGATTGCAATTTTAAACCGGTCCCGACCACGTTAGTAACCTTGGTGTTAATCGCACCCCTAGCCAACGGGTTATTACGACATAAATCCCTGGAACGTTGACGCAATAGGCTTAAATCATATAACGAATCAGCATCAGCGTCCCCATAACTTACACCCCAATCCGCAAGGCTTTTCCGTTGACGGGATGCACCAATATAAGCACTGCCAATATTTAATACTGCACGGGCCTGCATTCGCTTTGCCCCTAAAACAGGGTGCACAAAAGCAACCAACCGATCAACCCAATTGCTTTTAAATAACTCAATACCTTTTTCAGCCACGAGGGATCACCTGCACCAGTCTCGATTTGCCACTCTGCTCTCTGGACGCTAGCGGCATTAGATATTTCTGCATTTTAAACAATGTATCCAGATCAGCTCGTTTTAAGCGGCGATCCGCAATTTCATATTCCTGCCCGGACATAACCGCCGTAATGGCGGCTTGAACTTCTATCAACTGCTCTGCATAGCTTTTAAATGGCATAACAACACCCTAATCCTTACCCCTTCATGTAATCATATTTTTTTACAACGGATTTTTAGGGCCTCATTTTGCAGCTACCTGTTAAATGCCTGATAACTTTTCCCATAAAAATATTTTGCTTTTTCTGTTGAGGGAGTCTCTGTTACGTTTTCCCTCACAGATTCTGTTTTTAATGCTCTAGGTTTATTAGGGAGGCTTTGTTTCAGGCTTAAAAAATCAGGATTAAGAAGTCTGAGTGCTGCGAATGCGTATACATTAGTGTCCAGTGCTTCATTCGGGCCTTTTTTTATCCATTCTTGCAATAATCGTCCTTTAAATACACGGTTACTCAATTGCTCATTACAGAGCTGCTTAAAATACTCGATAGTATATCCATCATGCCAGTGATAACAACCATTTCCAGTTGTTTTTTTAATTCGGTAAGTTATTAGTGATTTAGCATCATCCACCCCAATATTAAAAGTGGTTAACGGTTTTTTCTTTTTACCGAACTTACGCTTAAGCTGGCCAGAAACTACTGGCTTACCTTTCCCGCCAACGCCCTTTATTGCGAAAATCCGCATGCCTGATTTTCCATAACAAAAATCATAAACATCCTGTGTGCGGTTACCATCACCGCTATCAATGAAGGTGCAATCAATTTTTAAAAGGGCGCCCGATTCATGCGTAAATTCTTTTTGTAAAAACACTTCCAGTTCTTCCCACACTGTTTTTTCTGCTGGGTCCCCCCAGATTACCTTGTAATCAATGCCCCAGCTTTCTTCACCAAAACCCCACCCCCTGACTTCTACTTCCAACCGATCCTGTTGAACATCCACACCTGCTGTCAGACATAACACTCCGTCTGGGCATTCAGCATTGTATTTTTCCCGCCGTTGATACAACTGATCCGGATCTGTTTTTTCTGTAAAATCTTCCCAGGTCTCACCCAGACAGGTATTTGTCCAAACTTTTAAAAGCAAGGGATTGTCTTTGGCGTCTAAAAAATCGGTAACGATTTTTTCAAAGGTGACAAAAGGGCTGTAAGCTTCCCAGAGGTGGAAGCCTGCTATTTTAGATTCAGCATGTTTTACCCAGTGGCCTTGGGGAAGCATTAGTAGTTTATCCGCATCACTTATTTTGGCATGGCAATGCTCACATTGGTAATGTGCCCCCTCTGGGGATGTATCCCACTTGACTTGACGCCATTTTAAGAAATCAGACACCCCGCAATAGAGGCAGGGCAGGTAAAAACGTCTTTGGTCTGATTCGATAAACAGTTTCTCGATACGGGAAGCCCCTTTGTCTACCGGTGTTGAAACAAAAATTTTGAGCGCATTCCAGTAAGTGGCCGTTCGCCTTTTAGCCAGAGTAATCGGATCACCTTCATTACCGGCTGAATCGGGGAAACGATCGACTTCGTCACACATAATTATCCTGAGCGGTTTTGACGCCAGTGAAGCCGGGCTGTTTGCCCCAGCCCCTGATAAAAAGCCACCAGGAAAGGTTTTGTAGCGAACGGTATTTTCCCGTTCTCCTGTTTTCTTTTGATTTACCCGTTCATTCAGGATGGGGGACGCTTCTATAAGGGGTTCAATTCTTTGTTTAAAATAATCCTCACAGGTTTCAAGTGTCGGTTGAATCATCAACATGGCGCAAGGATCATAATGGACGTGGTAACCAATGATATTGTTTAACGTTTCACTTTTACCAACCTGAGACCCGGCCATAATCACCACCGTATCCACATCTGACTCATGAATAGCATCCATCATTCCTTTTTGATACGGTGCAATTGAGGTTTTCCATTGCCCAGGCATGGCACTATGTTTGGGCAAAAAGCGGTAGTGGTCTGCCCATTCACTTACAGTCAGGTCGGGAGGTGGGGTTAAAGCCTTGAACGCTTTAATTAAGGCATTCGATAATACAACACTTTCATTTGTCTTCAACAAGTCTAATTTCAGTACCGGCAAGGCTATTCAACTCCTCTTTTAAAGCATCTGTAATTAAAGTCACCAACTCTTTCTGGCTGTATTTCTTTTTAAAATGTGGAGCCAGTTTGTTCGGCACAGAGAGAATTCTTGTCTTGATAAAACTGCAGGTGCTTTCCCACGTGAACGCCACATCACTGGCATTGATTAAGTCTTCCCGCAGCAAGGCGTTTTTGATTTCCAGATGCTCCCGTTTAGCCCGCTTGATAGCAATTTCCTCTGTCATGAGGCTGTTTGCAGTATCAGAACTCCGATTGCTCTGGCTACCTTGCAGGTATCGAATATACCCCTGGATGGCTGGCAGCAATAAATACTGGTTTTTCTCTGCCTTCGGAATAACCCCTTCCTGAGCAAGCTGCTGTACCCTGCGCTCTGTAAGATTAAACAGCCTGGCCAGTGTCTCCACATCAACCAGCTGGCCCTTAGATGGGTTGTCCATTGCGTTTAATTACCAAATCTGGAAACAGTTTGCGCATGCGATTCACAATCAAGTCACAGTAAATCGGGTCAAGCTCCATCGCATAACAAATCCGTCCCACTTGCTGCGCTGCCACCATGGTCGAGCCAGAACCTCCAAAGGGTTCCAAAACCAAATCCCCTGGGTTTGAACTGTTTTTAAGAGCTTTCTCTACCAGCGCAACGGGTTTCATCGTTGGATGATTCTCTGATTTTTGTGGTTTGTTGATTTCCCAAACAGTTGACTGATTTCTTCCACCGAGCCAGGTATGGGCAGCTCCGTCCTTCCAACCATAAAAAATAGGCTCATGTTGGTAATGATAATCACAACGGCCCAACACAAACTGATTTTTCACCCAAATAATGCAGTGTTTTAAAAGCCAACCCGTGTTTTTCAAGGCCAGGCACATATTAGAAAGCAATCCCCCCCCCTGTGGGCTGCAAACATAATAAGCTGCGCCTTTTTTAGCTGAAGTAAATAGATTTGAGAAAACTCTTGTCCAAAGCTCATAAGTTTGTTCGGCTGTCAAATGGTCGTTAATAATTTCTCTTTGAACTCGATTACCTTTATTGGCTGCATTTAGAGCCTCGTTTTTGTCTGCATAGCTTACCCCATAAGGAGGGTCAGTAAATATCAAATCTGCTTTCTTATCCTGCATTAAGATCTCAAAATTATCACCTGCTGTTGAGTCACCGCATAGCAAACGATGCTCACCAATTTCGTACAAATCCCCTAACTGGGATATTGCTTCCTCAGGCGGATCAATAACCTCATCTGGATCACCTTCAGCCTCTGCACTAACATACAACGCCGCTTTTATAATGCTGGCCAACTCATCGTCATCAAAGCCAAGTATTTTCAGGTCATACCCAGCCAACTCCAGATCTTTAATTTCAAGGCCCAGCAATTCCTCATCCCCCTCGGCATCCTCAGCGCTGCGGTTGTCCGCTATCCGGTATGCCTTAACCTGTTCTTGTGTTAAATCCTTAGCAACGTGAATGGGAACCTGTTTTAAACCTAATTTCTGAGCTGCCGCAAATCGAGTATGCCCAGCGATAATTACCATCTCCGCATCCACAACAATCGGCTGCCTGAAGCCAAAATCTTTTAATGAGTCTGCAACCTTATCAACAGCAGCATTTTTGCGAGGGTTACGGTCGTAGGGCTTTACCTTATCTATTTCCACCAATTTAATGTCCATTTTTCCCTCATAAACTTACGAAACGAAATGCCCTTTAAAAAAAATTCACTTAGAAAAAGCTCGGGACTGCGCGTCACCCGCAGCTTGTAGGCCGAGGGAGGACCCGTAAAACCCGTCAATCAACAAGCTGACTCAGGCATAGAGAAAACAGCCTCTCAGAGCGTGTTTTAACCACCTTGTAAGTAATCTTATCAAGATTGAGAGCGGGCTTCACCTTTGTTGATTTTCTAAAAACATACAAAGCATGTATATCTTTTGGATCTTTACCAAACCTCGACATCAGATAAGTTTCTCCTTTACTTTTAAGCCAAAACATATCACCTTTATTTTTTTTCTTTTCATTATCAGGTCTTATTTTAGAAATAAGTGCAGGAGGTTTTTTGCGCTTGGGAATGAGCTCTCTTTCTGAAGCTCTAATTGACTTTGGGATCGAGACATTTTTTGCTGTTCGTTTAGGTTTTTTTACGCCGCCGGTTTGCTGTAGTGCCATAAAGTCATCAATACTCCCCACAACACTGGTGTTTGTTTGCTTTGTTGCTGGTGTTATCCTAATACCTTGAAGCACACGGTTTGAGCGAATAATAAAACTATGGGGCATTTCACGCCTCACTTCTTTTTGCGAGTCCAAAGCTAACCATGTCAAGGTTTTAGCCACAGCGAACGGAATTTGCTTATTACCTAAAGCTTCTAGTTCGTCGATAAGTTTTTCAGCTTTGAAAGTTACGGAAATCATACCGTATTGACCTCTGTGAACCATTTCTTATATTCTTGCACAACTTCAGCACAGCCACGAAGGAACACCTCAAATTTAGTGATATTACCATTTTGTGCCATGTTAACGGTATCTGCGTACTTTAAAATCGTCTCATCGGTCAATTGACCGTGATGTGTAAGGATGTTGTACAAGGTATAATCTCGTTCGTTGGGGGCTATTGTAAAATCATTTTCGTGTAAACCAAAGAGCTGATTCGGTGTGACTTCCAATAGCCTGCACAGTGTGTACACCTGATCCGCTCTGGGGTGATATTCTCCTGCAATCCAGCGGTCAACGGTTGATTCAGACGCCCCTACAACTTCTGCCATCCTTTTGATACTCACTCTTTTGTTTTTCATAAACCAAGACAACCTTTGATTAAAAGGGGTGTTAGCGTCGTTAGAGGCGTTTTTAAAGGCTAAAATAAGCTTTGTCTGTAGACTTTCTTTTCCGAAATCTGTTTTTTTCACAATAATCACCTAACTTTCAAGTTCTGGCAAATTATCGCCGGTCAAACTTTGTGCAAAATGTTGTGTTGCATGCTTTTGCGCATCGGGCTTTCTGAGCACATCCTTCACCGCCTCGGCCAGCTAGCTGACAGGGGTGTTTGTAGCCATTCACAAACAGTTCTGCCATACTCCCGGTGCTGTTCAGCCAGCGTTTCCCGGCTTCGCAGTTGCAGGCAAAGCCAGTGGTGTAGGTGCACCCTCCTGGGCGTTCAACAGGGAGTTCAATTAGTCCTGAATCACGGCACTTCAGGCATTCGGTTCGTTTCAAGACAGCAAGGAAACGCTCCTCCTGTAATTCCTCCGGTGTTTGCTGGCATTCACCTTTAAACGCAGCTTGGATATATTTCACCAAGCCCTGTGCTCCATTACTGCCTAGTTGTCTAGCCTTATGCTCACTTACTGATACCATCCGCCACTGACCTTCTGGGCCTTGAGTTAACAGACTTGTCTTGTCAGGTCTACGATATTCGGTTTTTTCAGTTACAGATTTAAATCCCATTTTTTCAGTCACTCCGTAAATCTACTTCGGTATCATTGCTTTTCAGGTATTCTTCAGCCTGGGGAATCAGTTCCATTAACCCATTCCATTTTTTTGAAAACCCTGCTTGTGCGTAGGTTAAAGGGTTTGTGACATTTGGATTTCTAGCTGAAAAGTACAGAGCTGCCATTCGTTGAGCAGGTGCCCTTGAAAACCATATTCGGCTTTGATTGTTCGCCCAGGGATACATGCCAGAAACAAGCTGGACAAAGTTAAGATGTCCGATGTCTTTCACCCCGCTTTTTACCAGCCCGGCTTTTAGCCATTTGGCAACCCATTCAAACTCAGAAATTCGGTTGCCATCGGCTTCTATAACCGTTAAGATAGGCCCGGAATGCTCTCTATGAGCTATTAATACGGGATGATTTCCTGAAAAATCCCAATTTAACTGAGAAGAGGCAGGTAGGTCGGCTTCATCTCGCACGCAGGTGCTTAGATCTAAACTTACTAACCTACCTTTTTCTAGATCTTTATCTTTATCTAAATCTATATCTTTATCTTGTGTTACATGTAACGCAGAAACGTTACCACCCGTTACAGTGTCGTTACATGTTGATTCAGCACTGTTTCTTTTTCGTTCACGATGTAACGCCACACGTTCCGCAACCGTTTTCGGAACCACAACTTCAGATTGATAATTATTCCAGTTTTTAATACGAGAATTTTCAATTAACCCTCTAGACTCGAAAAGCTCAAAAAGCTCTTTGATTTTATCAACCTCTAAACCTGTTAAAATTTCCCATTCGTCGATATCTGTATTAATATCGCCTCGATGTTCATTTTTGTTGGCAGCTTCCAGGCATAGATCCCAAAACCCATGGACGACCACGTAAGGAAAGCCTGCTTTTTTAGCGATCACCTTTAAAGTTAGATCGTTACTGGTTTGGTCGCTTTTTTTGTACCACATTAGACCGGCCCCGCTTTCATTAAATCTGCCTGTCTTTGCGCTTCCAAGTCCACACGCTCATTCTCGGGGATACCACGATGGGCAGGTACATGGATGAATTCCACGTGAAAATTATTCCTATGCCACAAGATTTCATTAATCAGTTCCATATTTTTAACTGCTTCCCCATTTCTAGTTTTCCAGCCATATTTCACCCAACCATCAGCGTAGCCCCTTGGGCTTAAAACCTTCACACAGTATTCACTATCGCTGTATATGTTTAGTGGTTGCTTTTTCTTTATGCTTTTAAACGCTTCCAGTATGGCTTTCAGTTCCATGGCGTTATTCGTGGTGTTTGTTTGATGGCCTGAAATCAGCCTTTCAAGAATAGTTTTTCTACCGCTCTTGGCTTGTAGCAGTGCGGCCCAACCACCATTGCCGCCTTTTTTGCAAGAGCCATCGGTCCAAATATCAATATGAGTAAGCGGCATGTCAAATCTGCTCCAGCACAATTCGGATTGAAGGTTCTTCACAATCCATCTTTTTCTCAACAAGGGCATCAATCCAGATAATTTCCTTGTCATTGAAAACAATCCCGCTCCCTTGCAGGGCGTCCATAGCAGTTTTGCAAAAGTTATCTATATCCCCTGTGTCCCGGTCACGGTTTACCCTCACTAAAAGCTTGTAACGGATATTCTTTCGGCTTTTCAGGAATTTATTACGCTCCTTGGGTAGGGTTACTGGGGGGATGTCCTGAATCACTAGCTCAGGGAA